GCATATAGGTTAATGTATAGGTAACATCGACCTTTTGACCCTGCGCCGTCGTGCCTTGTGAGCGCGGCGTCATTTGTAAACCGCTAACAAATCCGTCAGGCTTAGGGATAAGAAAGCAATCCCGAACAGTGGCGCTAACGGGGATATTGTCAATGTCCTTGATCGTCACGCCTGAAATGCTCAGGGCTTCGATGGAGTTGGCAATGGTCGCTATCTTTATTCCGCTCATCTGCGTAACCTATAGGGGCTAATCAGCGTCCAGGCTTCGGATGGAAAATCTTTCGGCGTGATGACCACTCCCGAGGCGGTCACAGTTGCGGCAGATGTTTCATTCTCGCCAAAGCGTGAGCGATAGATTGATTTAGATGCAATCTGGCAGGCCAATTTTATGGATGATGGAACGGCAGGCCAGCCGAATTTACCAATAATCTTTACGCCCTTGCCAACTGTCGAAAACGTTTGAGTGCTGGACGGGGATACAATGACGCGCTTATAGGGTCGGCTTTCTGCGCTTGCGTTATAGGGCCACAGGTCATAATCAGTTGTTGCCCATGTCCAAGAATATGTGCGCAAGCCGCCTTCGTCGGTTGTTAGGCTGGTAATGCTCACGAGGTCGGAGACTTCCAAATAGCCTGGGTCTAGTGCCGTAAAATAGCGCGTAACGTCAGAGCCATCTACCCAAAAGCGGCGGCATGTTTGATCGTCAATGAAACGGCTCACGCCCTCGATGATGCTTTCGATTACAGCATCATCGGCAGTATCAGTCATGCCGTCTGGCAGGGCGTAGGCTTTCAGTTCTGCGAGCGTTGTGTAACCGTTTGCAATCGTCATTTAGTCAGCCCAATAGTAAATAATTACCTTACCAACGCCACCGTTGCCACCAGACGCAACAACAACGCGCGGCGCTCCGTTTACGATGGGGGGCGTGGTGTCAGTCTGTACCGCGCCATCGGCAACTGCATTCCCGAAAGCGCGCGGATAAAACATAGTGTCTGCCGTTCCTGCGCTGGCTTTTGTCAATAGCGGGTTGGCGAAAATGCCCTGGCTGGTTACGGTGATCGTTGCGCCTGTCGCAATTGTCCCAGGCTTGTATAGAATCGCGTAGACCATCCCCAGAATATTTTGAGTGCTGTCTACTGTGGCGCTGCCGTCGGCGGCGGTTGTAATGTCAAGTGTGACTTTTCTCATTTTTTACCTTGCCTTTTGTGCGGCGTCTTTTTCTCTTCCGGCTGGATTTTTGCGGGCGCGGGCGTCTCTGGTTCGGGCTCTTCAATGATTTCAACAATGCCGCGCAAGGCCAGAAACGCAAAAGTATCACCTTCTACAATCTGACCTTTTTTGTAAAACTGCTCATTTGTCTCGCGCCCGCGAAAGTCTTGCAAGAATTTAGTTTTCATGTTCTATCAATTCTGCGGATTGCGCCCCTAGCGCGCCCGCTAATTCGTCAAGGGTCAAACTCTCGGCTGGTTGCCCGGCAAGGGCTATCAGGTCGTTTAGCACCTGAATAGCACCTTGCAGGGCATAGTAATCAGCCATGAGCGCGTCACGCTTTTGGTTAAGCTGCTCAATGGTCAACATTGTTAGCTGCGATTCGTGGCGGCGTTGGTACACATGATGTAATAGGCAGTCCCGGCGCTATCAATAACGCGGATAGAGTGGGTCATAGCCTGCGTGGTGTGGGCTGCGAAGATTGTGCCGTTTGCGGCGGCGGACGGCAAAACCAACAAATGAGACAGGGCAACGGAGCCGGAGTTTGTAAAGCGGATGTATCCATGAATAGTCGGCATAGTGTTGTTTGCGCCGACGTTACTATCCACGATAAGCGATGAAAGTGCGCCGCTCAGTGTGCGAGTGGCGGCTGCGGCCTCGAGCGTAAAGCGCCCCGCGCTGGCCTGACCGCTGATGCTGGATGATGTCGCAATGCTCACGGATGCGTGAATGCCGTTCAGGGTTCCGCCGGTCGCAACGTCTGTGGTGTTAGCGAAAGCATAAGCGCGGATTGCTTCGCCCCCGCCCGCGCCGTACTGGTGCAGGCGTGTGTAAAGAATGCGAGCATCGCTGCCCGACGCGGTGTCAGAGCGGGCGCGGAAGTCGAGCATGTTGGCGCTGGATGTTCCAATTTTCCATAACTCAGACAGGGAAGTTCCAGAGCCGCGTCCGACGCCCATGATCTGGGTGCCGGATTGAGCGCGTACGCTTCGTGCAATTTTGGTGAGTGCCATTTTATTTACTCCTAGTCTGGGGCGGGCATCTCTACCCGCCCCAACTAATCAGGAACTACACGCCGACGTTGTAGGTGATCGCGGCGGCTTCGGTGTCACGTTGGATAAGCCCGACGCGCATCATGGCAACAATTTCGTTGCTGTCGCTGTTGGCGAAGCGGGTGGTTTCCAGGGTCATGCGGCGAGCCCAGCCAAATTTCCACTGGTCAAAGCGAACGGCCAAGATCGAGCCGGTGGTGTTGTTGCCGACGGTATCAACATCAACCTTGCCAGCGGTGTTGGCCTTGCGCACGGCGCTGGCCTTGTGCATCTGGGCAGAGACATTCAGGCCGTAACCAAACAGGCCGGTTAGTCTGCCGTTTTCAATGGTCGGGGACGAGTAAACGTCGCGGGTCAATACTTCTGGAAGGGCCAGGGTCTTGTAATAGGTGTTCGGGTCAACTACGAAGCCGACTTTTGACTGGTCGAGCGCATTGATACCAGCGCCGCCCATCAGCTTGACGGTTTCCAGATAGTCGGTAACGTCCAACGAACCGGCGGCGCTGCGGCTGTTCGCGGTCGTGGTCACAAGGGCCGATTTGCGCGGGCCGTTGAAGAGCATAAACCAATCAGTCGCGGCGGGAGTTCCACCAATGTCGTTGATGTTGGTGGTCGCGCCTGCGGCAGTATCGCCGTCCAAAATGGCGCTTTCGAGATACTCAGCGCCACTCACGGCCAATTGCTGGCGAAGCTGCGCGGCGAACGGGATCAGTGAGCTTTCGTTCAATTCGCCAGACCAGACAACGCGAGCGCCCATTTTGGCAAGGGTCAGCAGGACGCGGCCAGTACCGAGCAGGGAAGCGGTGACGGTAGGAACGGGCGCGCCCTGTGCGGTGTTACTGGATGCGGTTTCTGCGACTTTGTAGAAAGTCGGGTCGGTGCTTTCGAGCGGCAGGTAAATGCTCTCCATTCCGGCGGGGACTTCGATCTGGGGGATTTTGCCGAGAACGAAAGTTCCCACGCGGATGCTTTCCCAGAGCGCGGTCGAGTAAGCAATGCCTACCCATTCGTCACCATAGCTGGCAAGGGTCGAATAGTCCATCTCGTCAGCTTTGATATTGTGCAGGCCGACAGCCTTCATGGCCTTGACGCCTTCGTATCCGGTCTCGCTCTTATCTTCTTCGAGCTTGACACGGAGAGCCTTGTAAGCGCCTTCGCTGACGGGAGCCTTTGCGCTCTTAACGGTCGAAATCAGCACGGCGGTATCCGCTGCGCTCAAGCCGTCAAAGGCATTGGTATCGGCAAACTTTGTAGCATAGGGGGCGCGGTGGCTGGGCAGGCGATTGGCTTTCGCGGCTTCGGTTTCCCATTTCTCGCGTTCCATTTTTACGGCGTCGGCAATTTTCGCGGCGTCCAATTCGGCCTTTTTATCGGCTTCGGCTTTGATGGCGGCTTGTTTAGCAAACTCAGCGGCCACCAGTTCAGAAAGGTTTTCGTCCATTTTTATTACTCCTGAGATAGTGGTGGTTGGGTGGGTGGCCGTATCGTCTGCCGCCTGCGTGTTACCGGCCTCTGGCAGAGATTGCGCGCCGTTATCGTCAAGTTCTGACGGTATTGATAAGTCTTTGTATCGTGCCTTTAGTGCGGGCATAGCGACGGCGTAAGCATTCGCGGGTTGCCTTTTTTCGCCTATGTCAAACACCGACAACTCAGCGGTTGCCCATTGCAAGATTTCACCATCTCGTGCCACGCGTACCAAGTGGGCAAGCGCGCCAGATGAAGCGCGGGCCAATCCTTTGAGCGCCGCATCCCAAACGCGGCGGGCAAAGTTGCTGGCCCTGTTTAGTGAGACCTTAAACCAGTGGCCCTGCTCGTCAGTGTGATTGAATTTCGCCGTCCCGATTACTTCCGGCGTGCCTTGCGGGGTGCGGTCTGGGTTGAAGCCGTGATAATAAAATACCGGAATCTCTTTGAAAAACTCAAAGAATGTTTTAGTGCGGGCGCTGAAATACTGGCCGTCGCTATCTTTGCCATTATTTGGCCCACCGAAGGGGATACCCAAAACGTCTAATTCCCAATCGCCTGACGCCTTGATTGTGACCTGCTGCGAGATTGCCAGGAATGGAAGATAATCACCGTCAAACTTGAGCGGCTTATCGTCTTGCATCTCTTCTATCTCTTCGCGGGTCAGGCGCGGGTGCGTTGCGCCCAGCCTGATTGCGCTTTCAACAATTTTGTTGATCTCGGTTTCATCTTCGCTATTATTTCGGCGTCCGTATTTGATTGCTTCGTCTGTCATGTTTGCTCCGAGATAACAAAAAAGCGGCGTTTGCAAAAGAGCCGGGGTTTCCGGTCAATCTTGCAAACGCCGCCTTGGTAGGCCTCTGGCGTTTCGCTATTTGATTAAGGGTATTGTACTACAAACAAAAATGAATGTCAATATCTATTTATCTCCCATCTTGCGCAGGGCAATGCCACACTTCCGAACAAGATCAAAGTTGCTTGCCGCCCGTTGTGCTTCGTCAATGTTTCTCTTAATTCCGCGCAAGTATACCGGCTCTGTGTCGGAGCAGGTTGTTATTTCTTCCCATCGGTAATAAATCCACTCTGCACGGTTCATTTCTGAGTGCTTGCGAGTTATGCCTATCATTTGCTTCTCTCTTTCAGCCATCTTTCAACGGCCTGATTTGCGGCCCGCATTGCGCCGTTCAAGTTTGTACCGATGATCGCGGCAACCTTGCGCCACTTGTCGGCGGCGTGTCCCTGTTGCTGCCTGTCGCCCTGAACAAATATCGAATAGGGCGACTTGTTGACGAGCGACATTCTATAACCGTCGTTGGTTGATTTCTTTTCCCACTTGTTTGCCATGTTTCCGGTGCGCTTGTAAGGAATACCCCCGCCAAAACCATCGGTAGCAAAATAGGCGCGGCGCTGCTTCTCGCTCTGCCATTTGTACGGATTTCCCGGCCCATGTTGTACACGCGGCGGGCTGTGCCTTAGTCCACGCTGTTCGTTGCCAAGAAAATAATCCGACATTGCATCAATAGCGGCGCGAATAGTCCCGCGCGGAACGGTGCGCAGGAATGCTTGTACTTCTTCAACGCCGCGAATGTCAAGTTTTATCATGTCTCAATTATACCGCATCCCTGCCCGCCGGTACTATTCTGCTTCCCGACGGGGCTTATGGTCACTTTGTCGGCACGTTTGGAATGCCGCCGGGTGTCAGGTCATCGTCTGTCAATTCTAATTCGCAATCACAATTCCAGCCGCCGCAAATCAGTTTATCGCCCTGCGGCTCTATGCCGCTTGTTCTCAGCGCATCCCAATCGGACGCAAGCGCAACCACGCCAGAAAGCGCGCCGCACGTTTCGCAATGTTGCTCTGTTGCGCCCAGCTTCCAGACGTAGCGGGCATCTTTGGCGGCGGTCACAACCTTAGAAGTATTGACCGTGCTGGTATAGTTGTTCGCCCACATCTCAGCCCGCACAATAAACGGGTCAACCGTTGCGCCTTCGATTGATCTGGCTTCGGTAATGTCGGCGGCAAATACATCAACGTAAGCGAACTGCTCTGCAATCAAGTCCTGCAAGATCGCTTCCCATTCATCGGTCATATCTTTGGCCGGGTCTAGGTCGTTGGCACGCATACCTTCATTCCAGGCGCGGCGCATTTGTTGCTCTAGCAGGCTGGCTAAATTATCAACGAAATCAGACTCGCCTATCCGATCTGACCAGAGCGCACGAACAGACGCCGATAGGGTGCGCAGAAAGAAATCATAGGTCTTGATATTCCATGCACCCAGATAATCAATCGCGGCGTGTATTGATTTCAATGCTAGTGAAAATGTTACTTGCATTTTTCGCATTCCCTTTGGTGCTGCTGAAATAGCTCAAGCGCGGCTTTGGCTTCGTCGCTTTCAGGCGGCAGGGCCAGCCATGCGTCATATAGTCGCCACGCTTCGCCGCATAGGTCAATTATTTGCGGGGTTACAGTTTCGGATTTCATCAGTTTGTCACAAGGTATCCGTAAAATCCGCTTGTTGCGTCAGTATCGGCTGCGCTGGACATTGCCGTCACCTTGATTATACACGGGCCAGAAAATGGATTAAGTAATGTTTGCCCCGTATTATTACGCTCTGAACTGGATAGATATTATTTTCCCTGCATGGCGTGAAATCGGCGCAGCGTGGCAAGACTTAGAAGATGATGACACCGCC